AACAATTTGCTTATATGAATAACCTTTGCGCATATTCAATTCAAGAAACTTTTGATATGCATTGACCATTCGTAAATCGGGAATCGATATACCAGTGGTAGAAGCGTCAACAAGTGAACGGAAGGAAAGGGGAGACATCGAAGAACCTTCGGGCAATTCGGCATAATCAACACCAAAAACACCGTCCTCATTCGTTTTCATATTGACCGCATAACGCTTACCGTCTTCATCAACTAACGCAACTTTTAACGCCGTAGTAGTAACACCGTCAATTGTTTCAGTATCAGTATAAGTTGTTAAGCCAACAAGAGGCGCACGGCCTTGCTGAGGACTCGGCACAGCAGTTGTAAGAAAATCTTTTTCCCAATTCGCACGATGTAGCTCATAAGGATAGGTGTCTGCACCACCTTCATCCGTTGGAATCCACACGTTATACTCTACTTGTCCATTACGATAATACGGATTATTGCGATTATCACGCATATAGGCATTATATATCGCCTCATAAGTACGGGCAGCATAGGCATCTAATTTTATTTGCTTAGCCTTATTAGGAGACGTAGAATCATAATAGGGCGAACTTACACGAGTAATCTCTTGATAACCATCCGGCACAGCGTTCAAACCGTAAGCCAGAGAGAAATCTTCAACCCAATTACGATTAACAGCACCAAACGACGAAATCAAAGGATTATAATCAGACGTAGGGCGTTCACCCCAACCGGGAACACCAAGAGACGCAACAATCAAACATCGTTCACCAGACGCAAAAGTAAATTTTTCGGGGACATTCCAAGTCGGAACCAAACCAGCAAAAAAACCTTTACCCAAATTAGCGGGGTAGGTCGTATTACGCATAATAGCTGTACCAATATCAGAAATATCGACAATTCTCTGAACTATATTCTTAGAATTAACAGTAATCAAGTGAAAACGAAAATTCATAGTCCGAAGCGGTGAATCTTCCGGAACAGTTGAGAAATAAAACAAAAGAAGAGAATTCCGCAACAACTCTGAATTTTTCGAATCAAAAGAGAACTGTCCGGTAACAGCAGGGTCAACGTTCAAAAACGCAGCATAATATAAGCCTTCCGCAGTTTTAGGTACTGCGTCACCGCTAACATATTTAACCATATAATTACCGGTAGACAAAGACGAAACAAGAGAATTACCGTCGGGGATAGTCATCTGGGGAACAAACCAAACGCATTCAAATGCACCGTCATACGTATCTGAGGGAAGACGTTGAATATCAACAGGCGTAATATTCAACTTCGTATTTGTACCATAATCACCATACAACACCGTAGGAATATCCAAATAGTCAGCAAGTTTACCAGTACCCATGAACTTATCGAAAGAGGTAGCCAAATCATGATAGGGCTCCTCTAAATTTGGCCGAAAATTACCTACATAATCCTTATAATCTTTCCACAACGCACGCAAAGGCATACGGAAGAACGATACACGGGCTTTTATTCGAGTTTGCACAGGGAATACCATAGGCATAAATTGCAAACCTAATTTCGGTGAACAACGAAACGAAGAATGTGCAGGGAGTAAATCAGTGAAAAACGGGTAGATATATCCGAGTCTACCGGTAAAATTAGACTGGTGAGACCAGTCATAACCATTGACATGAACATTATTATTTCTGTCATTAGTTTCATTCCAAATATTTGCCATAATTAAAATACTCTATAATCGTTAGGACGTGATAAATC